CAGGCTCTTTGGAATGGCCAGACTTCAACCTTCGAGTAACTGCATCAAATGCAACTCGCGGGCTCTCAAAGAATGCTTACTTTGGAATTAGAACTTCTAGAGCCGATTCTGGGAGATTTTATTCAAATGCTTATGTAGATTTAGCTTATCCTCTAGAGGAAGGTGTTGATCCATGGGAAGCTGGAACAGATACAGCTCATTCTTTTGCGTTTTCTTTGGATGATGTCCGGCAGCTCTCAAGCTCTGACAAAGGGTTCTTGGATGATGCTGCATATGAATCTGGAACTAGAAAGCTCAATCATGTAGATAAAACAAATAAAGCTTCCATCTCCGCTAGAAACGAATACTACAAGGCCGAGGGAGCTAACGTCGCAGCAGAAGCGAGATACTCCAACACAGAGGGCTGGAAAACAGTTCTGGATGCTGGTTATAACGGATTTACAATGCCAATGCATGGCGGCTTTGACGGCATCGACATTAAGCAGAAAAACCCATTCTCAATCACAAATGTTGATGGAGGGGCCAGTACAGATGGTCGTGGAAACTATGCTTGGTTCTCGGTCCTAACTGCAATCAAGCAACTTCGAGATCCAGAATATCTTGATTTTAACTTGGCCGCAGTTCCCGGAGTGGTTGATGCAACATTGAACTCAAAACTTGCAAACTATTGTCAAGAGCGTGGCGACTCCCTTGCACTTCTCGACTTAGATTCAGGTTATCGACCCTTGGAAGATATTACAGCAAATAATATTTCTGCAACATCAAACCGGGGAACAGTATCCGGCGCAGTAGGATATAGAAGAAACAGCATTTCAGATATAATCCATAGCTATGCCGCAACATTCTATCCTTGGGTAGAGATCTCAGATGGAAGAACTAACTCGGTCGTTTCTTCACCTCCAACAGTTGCCATGATGGGCGTCTTCGGAAGAGTTAAGCAAACTTCAGATGTTTGGTTTGCTCCCGCTGGGTTCCAAAGAGGTGGATTGTCAGATGGTTCAACTGGATTGAGAGTTATCAATGTAAAAGATCGACTAACTTCCGCAGAAAGAGATGAACTGTACGACGCAGGAATCAACCCAATCGCAAACTTCCCAGCAGAAGGAATTGTTGTCTTCGGACAGAAAACACTTCAACTGCAAAGAAGCGCACTAGATAGAATCAATGTTCGACGACTGATGATTTACCTTAAGCGGCAGATTGGCGGAATCGCTAGAAACACCTTGTTTGAGCAAAATGTTCAGGCAACTTGGGACAACTTCACAAGGTCAGCGGTTGGAGTACTTGAGGAAGTTAAAGACGGCCTCGGACTGGTAGATTATAAGTTCATCCTAGATGAAACAACTACTACGCCCGATTTGGTTGACCAAAATATCTTGTATGCAAAGCTTTTTGTTAAGCCTGCAAGAGCGATTGAATTTATCGCACTTGATTTCATAATCACACGAACAGGGGCAGAATTTCCCGAATAAACTATAAATAAAACTATATAATAGTAAAGCATAGGAGACTATTATAAATGAGTAAAAATGAATTTTGGCATATGCGGCAAATCGAACCGAAGCGTAGATTTCGGTGGGTTGCTACCCTAGGGAGCGGAGATGTGCTCTATAAATATGTTGTAAAATCTGTTGATAAACCAACGTGGACGACAGCCAATACGCAGCATAAGATTCTGGGCCATACCTTCAATTATCCCGGCACTGTCGAATGGAACACTGTTGATGTTACATTTGTTGACTTGGCCGGTCAAGAAGGCGATGTCACCAAAGGTAATGCCGCTTTGTTTTTACAAGACGCAATCTATGCAGCAGGATATCAGTTTCCAGTTGGGATTTCAGATGCTACTCTCGGCGTAACAAAAGCTAAAGCCGCCTCTGCTTTGGGCGGAATGAGAGTTGATCAGTTAGATTCTTCTGGCTTGATTCTTGAAACATATAGTTTTCACAATCCATATATTGAGGTTGTAAACTTCGGAGACTCCTTTGACTACGACACAGAGGATTTTGTTAATGTTACGTTAACTGTTCGATACGATTGGGCCAAGGTTGAAAAGGGATCTGGCTTGAGAAAAGAAGGGCAGATAAGCAGCACAGCTCAAAACAGAGCAACTAACAGCTCCAACCTTTCTGGCGAACTAGGCCTACAGTTCGGCAACCGACCTAAAAATAGTACCGGCGGCGGCGGTACTTCCTACTAATCCTAATGAGGTGTTAAATGTCAGTTAGAAATAACGAAGAACGTCTGGGCGCAGTTCAGAGCGAAAGCTCTCCTGCGTCTTCTGCAAATGTAAATGATCCTTTAAATTTTATTGTCCCAACCATGCATGTTGACCTTCCATCAAAAGGAAGGTATTATCCAAAGGGCCATCCTTTGCATAATCAAGAATCTATTGAAATAAGATTTATGACCGCAAAAGATGAGGATATCTTGACTTCCCCAAATTTGATTAAAAAAGGAATTGTTTTAAATCGTCTGCTTCAAAATTTGATTTTAGATAAATCAATTAAAGTAGATGATATTTTATTGGGAGATAAAAACGCAATTCTAATCCAAGCCAGAATGTCAGGATATGGACCATGGTACGAAGTTAGCATCAACTGCCCAGCTTGTGGACACAAACAAGAAGAGGCTTACGATCTGGAAGAGTGTTCTAAGATATATGAGGGCGATAGTGATATCGAAGGCGTATCTTACTTAGAAAATGGAAACATCTTATATAAACTTCCTAAAACTCAAATCGAATGTGAAATCAAATTCTTGACTGGAAAAGAAGAGAAGATGTTGTTAAAAAAACTGGCAACTGACGACGGCGCAGAAAACTTGCCAAGCTTGCAAATGAAAATGACAATTGTGGGAGTCAATGGCCGACACGAAGAAGAACTTATAGACTACTTCATAGAAAACATGCCAATACCAGATGCAAGGGCTTTGCGAAAGACGTATGATAAAATTAGCCCGAATGCAAAGTTAGAAACTAAATATATTTGCGAAAGCTGCGATCACCAAGAGGACATGGAGGTTCCTCTTACCGCCGACTTTTTTTGGCCTGACCTCTGATTATATAGAAGAAGTATATGAGGAACTCTTTCTCATGAAATATCATGGGGGATGGAGTTTCTTTGAAGCATATAACCTGCCTGTTACAATTCGTCGATGGTTTTTGAAAAGACTTATAAAACAAAAAGAAGACGAATCTGAACAAATCAAAAAAGCCTCTTCAAATTGATAATTATTTGGTATCACCTCTAATTAATGTGTATGCCTGTATTTTATGGAGAAGAATAAATGGCCAATGGACCCTTAACACCAGAACAGTTGCAAGCTGTAGCCGCTGCTAAAGTCGAGCAAGCATTTGCGGAAAAGCAAGTTGCCGATGCTGTTGGCGATAGCGTTAAAGCTCTAGAGGCAGAAAAAAAACTTATTGAAGCTAGAATTGCGCTTCTGGAAGAAATGTCATCGCGCGAAGACGAGAGGATAGCGCAGTTTAGAGAAACAATTGGAGGCATTGATGAAGAGATAAAAAAACAAAAAGAACTCCAAGAGGTAGAGAAAAAATCGAAGAAGATAAAAGACGAATTAACCAAAGCTTCTAAGAAGCTTTTTAATGTAGTAAAAGATGTTGCCTTATCATACGATGCTCAAAGATCCGCTCTAGCAAAATTATTCCCTGCAACATCAAAATACAATGCCGAACTTGCTAAAGTGATGAGCACAGGCGGAGAAGCAAGGCTTACTTTTAGAGAAGCCGCCGCAGGATTCCAAGATTTAGCAAAGAATTTCATAGGATTTTCAGAAG